CTGCCGTCGGGCATTGTTTGGACGTTGTCATCCTTCTTGTCGGCCGCCTTGCCGTACTTCGCGGGGACCGGGGACTTCTTCTTGGGCTTGTGCATCGACTCGGGACACGGCGGTGCCGCCGCGAACGCCGCCAACAGCTCGCCGATCTCGTCGTTCGGTGTCGGCAACGGGCCCACCTCGGCGTCGGCCGCCGCCAGCAGGGCGTCAGCCTCAGTCTTGCGGGCCGCGCTGTCCAGCACCCGTGCCATAGCGGTTTCCACGATGTGCGCGATGGCATCGGCGGTGAGGGCCTGATGCCCGCCCGCCGAGCTGCGCGGATCGGGGCCGAGAGAAGCAACGAGGGCCGCGGGACGCCCGTCGGAACCCGACCGGCCACGCACCGCAAAGCCGGGAGTGTTGACCGCCAGCGCCGCCACCAGCTCAAGACCCTGGCCGAAGTCGCGCCAGTCACCGGAGAGCGGCGACGCCATGCCCTTCTCAACCTGCTCGGCGGTCGCCCATGGGGCGGCCACGCCGGAGAACCAGACGCCGTGGCGATCCTCGCCGACGCGCACCAGGGCAAAGCAGGTTCCGGTGTTGTCGTAGTGAGCGGCGGCCGGAACACCGGCCAGGTTCCCGGGCGCGTGGCCGGTGCCGACCGTCAACCGACCGACCGGCAAGCGGCTACCGTCATCGAGGCGCACCGCAGGGCTGGTGTGAAAATGCCCGTACGCGCTCGGCGACCGCGGCGTGATGACGCACTCGGCCTGGACGCTGCGGTGGCACTGGCCGAAGCACGCCAGGTGACCGAAGATGCGCCCTGTCTTCTCGTCCATCGTGGGCAGCGTCGGCTCGGTCAGGCCGGGATCAGCGAACAGCGCAGCTGAATAGACCCGTGGCTGGAACGCCGCCGCCGCGCTGGCGACCAGGCTGGCATTGCGCTGCTCCTTCTCGGAATTGAGCTGAATCATCGTGTCGCCGAAAGCCGGAGTGGCGACCAGCGTGACGCCGATCAGTTCGGCGGCGGTGACGATCTGAATGATCTTGGCGTCGATGGGCATGTCCCACAAGGCGCGCTCATCTAGCTCGTTGCCGTCCTCGTCGGTCAGGATCCACTGTGTCTGCGCCAGGTCGACGCTCGGGCGGCTCGCCGTGTGTTCGAGTTGGCCCGCGGCCTCGTCAGCTTCCGGCGTGTTCAGCAGGTATCCGCTGGCGGTCACCTTGTCGCCGTCGAGCTTGGCGTCCTCCATCACGCCGACGGTGAAAGCCTGCTCATGGCCGTAGCCGGTCTGCTTCGTCCACATGACCGGCTGAGGGAACGACCGGAAACTCAGATCGATGTCGCTGGCCAGCTTCCGGCCGTCGCTGGTCTCCACACCGACGAAGGCAATGGGTTGATCGGTGAAGGTCCGGTACTCGTCGCCGACGTCCTGGCCGTCCTCGGCAAGCTGATCGGTCACCACGACCCGGCCGTCGTCGCCGACGAAGCCCTCCGCGACGACCACACTGCCGTCGGCATGAACGTCGCCCACGGCGGCTACTTGACTGGGCATTTCTGGTCCTCCTGATGCAGTGCGCCCGATGCCGTTCTCGTCATCGCGCGCTCGAACAGTGCCTTCGTCGGCACGTCGCTGGATCTCGTCTTGCTGAGAGCCCTTTCGATTCTTGGCCGTAGAATCCCGACCACCAAGTCGCTCAGTATGACGGTCAACCTCATCGGGTATCTCCTCGTCCTTGGCCAGGACGCCGACCCGGCAGCGGCAGTTCTTCACCTCGGCCGGTGAGCCTCCCGGGAAGCCCGGGTACGGCAATTGCTCGCCGCCCACGGTGAAACTACCGCTGAGGGGTGCCCGCTGGCCGTCGGCGGCGAAGTGAGTCGGGCGTGTCTTGCCGTCAATGGTGGCGATCCACGTCTTCTCAAGGTCGACATCACCGGACTGAATCCCGGCCGTGATGACCGCCGCGTTCTGTATGCCCGCCGCCTGGTATCCCTGCTCACGGGCCACGTCGCGGACAGCGGAGCTGCCCGGCGTCAGAACAGCCGTCGCCACCGCGCGCTGGCGCTCGATCACAACCTGAACAGTGATCGGCTCGCCGCCGGGCTTGGGAGCTTCGGCGCGTACCGCCGCCGCTAGCTTCTGGCGCATCACCGCCGGGGCGGTGGACACGGTCGGACGCTGCCTCTGGATGAAGTCGTCGCGGGCCTGCCGGAGGTGGTCGTCGGACTCCACACGGCGCACAGCATCGAGAATATCGGCCCTGGCTACTGAGCTTGTCGAAGTAATTGCCCTGATGACCGCCGCCAGAACCGCCAGCTTCGCTGCGTTTTCGGTAATGTCTGGGAGGTCCAGATCCAGGGCTCGCATGGTCTGTATCAAGGCCAAACACCAAAGACTTGACTCACACGCTAGGATGATCTCAATAGAATAATCATCCCAGGCCGAGGAGTTCGGGTCGGCTGCATCGGGATTAACCGGCAAACTTGAAGCCACCAGCGCCGGGTCGCCGTTCACCACAATTCCACTGAGGTCGGGCACCGCCTGAGAACGCGCTCCATGAACCCAGATGTTCAGGGCCTCGGCGTAAACGTCGGCCAGCGCCGCCTCGGCCTCAAGAGTATGGCTTAAGGCTTCCCCGGGCAGCGGCCACATCAGCTGATGACCTCGCCGTCGATAACCGGCTGGGTCAGCGCGCGGCGGACCTGGCGGCGGACAGCCTCACGCAGCACTTCGGTATCCACGCCGAGCAGGGCGATGGTCTCGTCCTCAAGGGCCGAATCCCATCCGCTGATCAGCTTCGGAATCTCGGCCTCGCTGACCGGCGGCATTCTCAGGTGGTACTCGTGGGCGGGCACACCGCGCAGCCGGGCCGCCATCATCCGGTCGTTGACCTTGACGCGCCGCTTGCCCGCCAGCTCAAGAGCCCGGGTCACCAGGAGCCGCTCGGCCAGAATGAGCTCGGCCGGAGTCGCCACCGCGGCGGCCTTGGCTGGTGTCGGCGTCTGCTCGTTCTCGGTGTTGGGCGTGGTCTCCTTCGTGCCGACCGGAGGAATGTTGTCCTCCTGATTGGCCTCGGGATTAGTTTCGCTGCTGGGAGGGATGGCGGTCTGCGGCGTGGGGAAGTCAAGGGTCTGCACCGCCGAATCGAGCAGCGGCAGCAGCGTCGTGATCAGTTCAGGGTTGCGGCCCACCGCATCGGCAGCCCACAGCTGCCAGCCCTCAAGGCTGGTGAAGTCGTAGCCGTCCTCGTCACCCAGACCCATGTACCGGCGGTATGCCTCGTTGGTGATGGCCCCGCGCTCGTTGGCTTCGCTGGCCTCTTCGGTCTTGTCGGGATCCTGGGTGAGCAGGCTGGCGTCATACCAGAGGCAGTATTTGTCGGGGTCGATGCCTTCGCGCTCAAGGACAATCCTGACGACCTGGTCGTTGATCGCGCCGCACAGGGTCTCCATGACGGGCTTGATGTGCAGCTGAACGTCCTCGTCGCCGATCTGCCAGGCCGACCAGTGATTACTGTTCGTCCCCAGACCCAGCAGTCGCTCGGGGCTGACATCGAGGCCCATCGCAAGCCGGGCGATGGCGTCGTTGCGGAGCTGAACTTCGACAGCGGTCACGTCGCTGCCGAACTGGATGTGCTGCACCTTTTCGAGGTACTCGCCCGGGACGGTGGCCATCAGAGGGATGAACGCCGCCTGGCTGTCCTCGTCCTTCGTGGCGGCGTTGGCCGTGTTGTAGAGCAGGTTCGACAACTGATCGGCCGCCGGGGTGCCGGTGACCGCCGGCGGCGGCGCGCCGGGCTGATTCGACGCGATGGGAGCGTTCGCCGCGGGCAGGCTCATCTCCTGCGGGATGAACAGGACACCATTACCGATCAGGCGGCTCTTGGAGGCGTTTCGGATCTTCTTGGTCGTCCGCACGATCTCGCGCAGGCTGTCCAGGCACGAGCGGACAGGGCTGTCGGCCTCCTTGGCGCGGCGGGGCCGCCGGAACCACACCCGAAACAGGGCGTCGACGCCAGGATCGAAATCGTGAAACGCGCCGCTGGGCAGCTCGAATTGAGCACCGCCGTCGGAGCGGGCCTTGATCTCGTCACGGGTCAACACCAACCACAACATCACCGGATTGCCTTCGGCGTCCACGCTGCCGTCGTCGGCGGTGATGATGGCGATCCAATGCTCGCCGGGCACGGTGAGGCACTCTGCTGACCACTTGCTTAGCTCGG